TCTGCTGATCTGATTAGACAAAATCTAATCATAAGGAGAAATACTATGTGGATGAAACCTCAAGCAACTGAAATGCGTTTCGGTTTTGAAGTAACTCTATATGTAATGAACAAGTAAGTTTCTTGTTTATCACATATTCTTAATAAAGGGAGCTTCGGTTCCCTTTATTTTTGCCTTAAATAAATAGGTTTTCAAGTAACAATTTTACTAAATAGGTCTATGAAACATGACCATCATATAATACCAAAACACATGGGTGGAACAGATGACCCATCCAATCTTATAGAACTTACCGTTGAAGAACACGCTTTAGCACACAAAAAACTATATGAACAATTTGGAAAACAAGAAGACTTTATGGCATGGCATATGTTGTTGGGTCAAATAGGTAAAGACGAGGCACTTTTTATGGCAAGAAGTATCGGTGGCAAGAAAAAAATGTCAGAAGAATCCAAACAAAAACTTAGAGAAAGTTGTAAAAAAAGAACTGAAAGACAGCGAGCTGACGGAACACTAGAAAGAGCAAATAAAAAAAGATCCGAAGCAATGAAAGGTAAAACGAAAACACCAGAAGCAATAGAAAATTGGAAAAAATCTCGTAGAGGTTATAAACATAGTCCCGAAACTATTGCTAAAATAAAAGCAAAAAGAGCACTACAAAAAAATGTGAAAGGAATTATTAAGAGTGAAGAATAACAATATACTTTTCTGGCACCACAAATTAGGATGCACTTGCCCAATTTGTTCAACAAAATAAGTTGCATATTATATTATGACTAATAGACCAAAAGATAAAATTATTGGTTTCACCTGTTCAACATTTGACCTGTTACACGCTGGTCATATTCTCATGTTAGCTGAATGTAAACAAAGTTGTGATTACCTAATCGTAGGTTTACAAACTAATCCAGCAATAGATCGACCAGACACAAAAAATAGACCTGTTCAATCCGTAGTTGAAAGATATGTTCAATTATCAGCTGTCAAATATGTTGATGAAATTATTGTTTATGAAACCGAAAAAGATTTAGAAGACCTGTTGATGTTTTTGCCAATCAATATACGAATTATTGGCGAAGAATATAAAGATAAAGAGTTTACGGGAAAAGAAATATGTGTTGATAGAAATATTGATGTTGTATTTAATTCTCGCTCACATAGATTCAGTTCAACAGAATTACGCCAAAGAACGGCACAATATGAAACAAACAAAAAATGAACCAAGATATATTAGAAATATTACAATTAGCTTATAACAAAAATTGGATTACTGCAAGAGATGGAAACATTTCATATAGGTCTGATGATAAAAACCAATACTTAATCACACCAAGTGGATTAAGAAAACAAGAATTAAAAGAAAATCAATTAGTTAAAATTAAAATTACAGATGATGGTTGGGAACAAATGACCAATCAGAATTTAAAACCAAGTGGTGAAATTGAATTACACCACGGACTATTAAGAAATTACATGGGTGAACGATGCGTAGTTCATTTACACCCAACATATACAGTAGCTGCACTTTATGCTGGAATTGATATATCAAAATTAGTATTAGAATTTCCAGAATTATCAAGGTATACAAGAGTAGCGCCTAGTGTTGAAGAAGTTGAACCTATCAGCCAAGAATTAGCTGATCGGTGTATAGAAAACTTAAACATCAACGAAGATGGTGAATGTGAATTTGATATAGTGGCCATTGATAGACATGGAGTTGTAGCATTAGATGAAACACCATGGAAAGCCTTCGAGCATATTGAGCGTTTAGAACATATTTGTAAAATTGTTTTATCCGCTAAATAATTGCCTCATCAATATTCATAATTTGATATAATATTATTTTATTTGGAGACAGTTATGTCGGTACAATTACTCACATTTAAATCACAACAAACAATTATTGGCGATGTCGTTGAAGACGGTGATTTTTATAAAATTAAAAAGCCAACACAAGTTTATATTCAACCCTCACAAGAAAATCCAAGTCGAACAATGATGGGTTTTGCCCCATATCTGGAGTTTTGTGAAGAATATCTAACAGGCATTAAAATACCAAAAGAACAAATTCTTACAGTAACAACACCAGTTAAAGATTTAATGAATCAATATAACAAAGTGTTTGGATCAGGCATAGAACTGCCAACTAAAGAGGACATTGCCGCTATTAAGAGATCAGTCTGATATAATAGCTGAATGTCGAGAAACTATTATACAAATGTAATTCTTTATGGTAACAATATTCTTTATCGAGGGGTGAAGAATGGAGTTCGTCATAGAGAAAAAATCAATTACAATCCTACCTTATTTGTTCCATCAAATAAACAAACTGAATGGAAATCATTAAACAACGAACCACTAGAACCAATGCAATTTGGTTCTATTCGTGAGGCTAGAGATTTTCTTAAAAAATATAAAGATGTAAATAACTTCAAAATCTACGGCAACGATAGATTTGAGTATCCATTTATTACAGAAAACAATCCTGAAGAGATCATTGATTGGAATTATAATGATATCTGTATTGCAAACATTGATATTGAGGTTGGTTCTGAAAATGGTTTTCCTGAACCAAAGACTGCATCTGAACCTATCACAGCGATAGCCATCAAATTCTCAAATAAACCAACATATTATGTGTTTGGTGTCGGTGAATACAAAAAACACCGTGATGATGTTGAATATTTCAAATGTGATGATGAATATTCTTTAATTAAAATGTTCATGCAATTATGGACAACAAACTATCCAGATGCAATTACTGGTTGGAATGTTTATGGTTTTGATATTCCATATATCATCAATCGATTTGAAAGAGTTGCTGGTCAAGATGTAATGAGAAAACTCTCACCATGGAATATTGTATCTACACGAGAAGAAACTTTTTATGGTCGTTCTATGGTGATGGGCAACATTGCAGGTGTTGCTACACTTGATTATATGAGATTGTTTAGAAGATTCTCACCTAATCGTTCACAAGAAAACTATCGACTAGACACCATCGCTCAAGCAGAAGGCGTTGGTCAAAAGATAGCTTATGATGATTATGATGGTTTGTTTGACTTATACAAAAAGAACTATCAATTGTTTATTGAGTATAACATACGAGATGTTGAACTTGTTGAAAAGTTAAATCAAAAAGGTCGTTTATTAGAAATGGCACTTACGATTGCTTATGATGCTAAAGTTAATTATGATGATATCTTTACTCAAGTAAGAATGTGGGACGCTATTACTCATGGTTATTTGTATCATAAAAAGATTGCGATTCCACCAAGAACAGGAAATCGAAAGAGTTCGGCTTATGAAGGTGCATATGTCAAAGACCCTCAAATTGGAATGTTTAATTGGGTTGCATCGTTTGATTTGAATTCACTTTATCCTCATTTGATGATGCAATATAACATATCACCAGATACAATTGTTGAACCTGAAAAATACACACAAGAAATGCGTGAAGTCATCAGCAAAGGTGTCAACATCGATAAGTTATTAAACAATGAAATCGACCTATCAAAAACTAAAAATGTAGTGTTGACACCTAATGGACAATTCTTTAGAAAAGATAAACAAGGTTTCTTACCTGAGTTGCTTGAAAGAATGTATAATGATAGAACAAAATACAAAACAAAGATGTTAGAAGCAAAACAGAAATATGAAGATGCTACAACACCTGAAGAAAGAGCTGATTATGGCGCTCTTGTTTCTCGTTATGCTAACTTACAATTAACTAAAAAAGAATGTTTGAACTCAGCATATGGTGCTCTCGGTTCAGAATATTTTAGATTCTTTGATGTAAGACAAGCAGAAGGCATTACAATGGCTGGTCAGTTATCAATTCGTTGGATCGAAAAGAAACTAAACCAGTATTTAAATACAATATTAAAAACTGAAGGAGTTGATTATGTTTTGGCATCAGATACGGATTCGGTGTATCTTAACCTTGAACGGTTTATATCTAAAGTATACGAAGGCAAAAATATTGATAGTCAAAAAGCCATCGAGATCATGGATAGATTCTGTGAAGATAAAATACAACCATTTATTGATCGAAGTTATTCGGAACTTGCACAATATGTTAATGCGTATTCACAAAAAATGACAATGAAACGAGAAGTATTGGCTGACAAAGCAATTTGGACAGCAAAGAAACGATACATTCTCAATGTTTATAATTCAGAAGGTGTTCAGTTTACCGAACCTCACATGAAGATTCAAGGTCTTGAAGCAATTAAATCATCAACACCAGCTGCCTGCCGTGAAAAAATTAAAGAAGCACTAAATATTCTTTTATCTGGTAAAGAAAGTGAATTACAAGATTACATTCAAAAGTTTAAAGAAGAATTTAAACTACTGCCAGTTGAAGATATATCTTTTCCAAGATCAATGAATGGTCTAAAAGATTATTCAAGTAGTAAAACAATTTGGTCGAAAGGCACACCAATTCATGTCAGAGGTGCATTAGTCTTTAATCATATGATTGATCAGATGAAATTGGATAAACGATATCAAAAAATCAATGATGGCGAAAAGATTAAATTTATATACTTAAAACAACCAAACATATTTAAAACAGATGTTATATCTTTTGCGTATAATGTACCAAAAGAATTTAAAATTGAAGAATGTATTGATTATGAATTACAGTTTGAAAAATCATTTGTTGACCCATTAAAAATCATTTTAGATTGTGTCGGGTGGCAAATTGAAAAAGTAAATTCATTAGAGGACTTTTTTGGATAACATTAGAGTTATAAAAACAGGTATCAATGTTTCAAAGATAATGAAACAGCTAGAGCAATATCCAGAAGATTGGGAGGCTCAGAAAAAACTTGAAGGAACCAAATCTCTACTTGATAGAGGTTATATGTATCTTCCCGCTGGTGTATTGCAGTTGATTGTAGGTGGCGTAGAAAAAGTAAATGATTTTGTGGGTGATTCTGAAATAAATATAGAAACACCTGCATATAGTAAACATACCGAAATTGTTCGGTTTTTAAAAAGAAACTTTCATAAACATTGTCGATGTGGATTTATATCATTAGAAAAAGATGGTATAGTTGGCCAACATATTGATGAAGGAACTTATTATCTCACAAAAGATAGGTATCATTTATCAATACAAGGCACATATGATTATACCGTAGGCGGAGAAACTTATCGTGTTGAACCAGGCACATTATTATGGTTTAATAATAAGTTATCACACGGCACACAAAATGTAGGAGGTTGCACACGAATCACATTTGTATTTGATGTGCCTCATCACAAAACAAATCCATGACAAACTATCTAATTCCTTTTATTACAGCAATAGCCTTATCGTCTATTGCAGCCTTTTATTCAGTAATTGGTTTAGCACAAATATTTCCAGGTTCATATTGGCCA